CAAGGAGTATTCGTCCTATCCAAAGTGGAGAGAAACAGGAAGTAGCCAAAAAAGAAAGCCACCACCTAAACTCTCTTTTGTCCAATGGGTTCCTTCTTCGATTGTGCGAACAAGCTAGAAATAACTCCAAGGACTTGCGATTTTGTGACGTCCGGTTCCGGCGTCTTCGGCTCGCTTGCCTCACTCAACACCTCCATTTTCATGTCATCCTCGATAACAAGTTTTGCAGGGGTATTCACATGCTTGCGTTCAGCATCTTTGCGTTCCGCAAGACATACATCACGCTCTAGCTCTTTGTACACGTGCTTCCCATCATCAAGCTTTTTCTGCAATTCTTCAATAGCTTCGAAGTCTCTTTTTAGCTCGATCATCTTCTTTCGATGGGCATTGATTTTCTTTTGGAGCCCCCTTGTTGGTGCATCGGGGTACGCCGTGAAGCAAAAGTCCGTTTCCACTAGCGTTGTTGGTGCTCCTGCTTTTGTGAACTCGATGTACGTGTGTTCCACATCAGCAGGGTCCTTCAGCTCCAAGTCTGCAGTCCACCCAGCAATATCTGTTGCCCCGTATGACCCTGGGGCCATCTGAATAGTGCCTAGAGATTCGTTTCCCATCCACATGGCTTTGATTGTGACATTTGAGCCAAGGGTGGCATTCCATCCAGCCGTGTCACCGAAACCTGTTCCTTCAAATAAAACTTCACATCTTAGGTCAGTGACATCGTGCGTTGTTGGGCAGAAGTAGACGCGTTTGTGTTTGTTCAACACGTCATTGTTGAACCCATGATCGTATGGCAAATCCCAATTGCTGGCACCGAAATTGAAATTGTCACTACTCAAGGGGCCGGAAATTGGGATGTCAACATCAGGGGGTGCGACATTTGCAAATTGTCCTCCGAGGAAGCGTTTCTCGGTTGAAATGTCGAATTTTGCTTGGAATAACTTCACTCGATAATGCACCCAGAGTCCACCTGCGGTCGCACTGACATCCAGCGTACTCTTGACGATGCAGCGGTAATCAGCTTGTACTGTCAGCCGAACATCGCTCGAGTCTCCTTCTCCAGCATCGATGTAGTACTCCATTTGTTTTGGAGTCAGATCAGGCAGCCTCACAGAACTGTTTGTCCATGGACTAAACGTTGCATTTTGCTTGTGCGACGTTATGTACCTGATCCTATCGAGGTTTCCTGCTGGGAATCTGTCTTTTGGGTCTGGCTCCGTACCATGAATCATCGAACCCTTCGCACTAGTTGAGCTTGCATGTGCAAAGTGGATCACTGTTTTTGACGGAACGTACTCGAACCTTTCGTACAACCCAGCAAACACCGCCAAACGTGAGTCGGGCGCCATTAGCCTAGGGTTGAACTGAATTCTGTTATGGACTTCAGTGCCTGTCACCTCTGATGGTGAGATCTCGCCGAGATACGCAACCGTCAATGATAACAGCATCACCTCCATTCACGAACCTTGGGTTAAATCGGTTCATGTGCCGTAGAGTCGGCGTAGACGTAGCAACCGGTGCAGCACGCCCGCCCATTCCTCTTCGGTGAGCTTTTCGAAGAGCAGCAAGTTTACGCGGCTGTTTGTAGATTGGTTTTCGGCTTCGCTTTTTGGTGCCGCGCCGCTTTCCTTTGGTGGACTTCCTGCTTTTCTTCTTTGATTTTGCCATATCAACTTGGCTTGTTTTCTTGAGGATTCCTCTGAGTTTGGTTTCTTGGAGTCGCTCGTATTCTTTTGCGCTGATTGCTCCGGGTTTATCGGAGTAGGTTTTCTCAGCGATTCGTCGATCAAGCCAGCCTGGTTGTTTGGCGTACTTGTCGATTTTGCTTCCAGGGAGAGTTGCGTAAGTAGCTCCAGCAGCGACTCCAGCTCCTAAAAGTAATGGCACAACGATGTGAGCCGTGTTAGTTTCTTTGGTGGATGTTGAGTAATTCTAACTCAACAGACGTGGTTTTATGCTCGTCGGCAGGTCCAAGCACATCTGACTCGAAACCGCTGTACAGACGTTCCAGTTTAGAATCTGGCAACCATCCGCGGCTCGCTAGCCGATAGTCAGCATCGTCTTTGAGATCCATATTGACACGGTCCCATTCTTCTTTTGCTTCGACAACCATTTGGCGCACTTGTACGTCGCCCCATGAGGCATTCCTAATTCCACACAGTCGTTCCATGTAGTTGACTGGGTCCTGGCAATCCTGAAATGATCCCTTGCCTCCTTGCAGCAGGCTCGAAACCACTCTACTCGGGTCCAGTACGTGGACATAGTTCAGCGTGTCGTTCAACCAGTGAAAGTGCATACACAAAAACCCCAGCTCATCCCAGTGTCTAGCTTCCCAAGAAGGAGACTCCAAGATGACGCCAAAGTCATTATACAGCACTTCCGCAATGTTTTCACCGGAGTAGCGTTCAATGTATTCTTCGTGGATAGTCAAGGTGACATCGTCCCCTAGAATAATAATTCTCACGAATTCACAAAAGTCATCAAACGTAGCGTGTTCTGGAACAAGTTTGTACCACGCATAAACGAATCTAATCAGCGCTTCTCGGCTGTTGTCCCATGCAGTCAGTGTCTGTCCACTGTCGTTTCCTGCAGATCCGTTATCTCCCTTTTTGTACACCATTCCGTCAGGCATTATAATTGTAGTCACATACAACATCTGACGCAACATGGCGATTTTCTTCTGATTTTCCACTGTCCGTGCGGTGGCTTTGAGTTGTTGGACGTCCATGAATTCAAGGTCTTCTTGCATTAACCATGAAATTGAAGCATCCATTTTGGAAATATCAAACTCCCAGCCTCGGTATATACCTTTCTTCCCACCCAAGTAAGCTGCAAGTCCATTCATGCCTCCTCGGTATGGGTTGAAACCTAACGCAAATTTCGATGTGATTGGTTTGTCGATAACAGCGTCAGTCACGTTCAGTGTTAGTCTTTTGTGACAGTGCACGTGTGCCTTGTCAACAGCAGCGATTGTTCGGTTTTTGCCCTCAACCGCTTTCTTTGTCTCGCGCAGTTCACCTTTGCCGGCAATGCCTATGCCTGACCAAAACTCCCCCTTTAGCAACTTCTCATTGAAGACATCTTCACAGTACTCGAGGTACCGATCATAGAATTCAAGAGTCGTCCTGCAGAGGTAAGTAAAAGGCCAACCCGGGCTTTTCGATAAGTCAGTTGATTGCACAACTTCTAGCGGGGTTGCCAATTCATGTAAGCCGATCAAACGCACCAGAAATTCGGAAATGTCTAGTACTGCTTGTCTGCGAACCTTGTGGTCATAATGGGTATACTGCGTTTGCGTAAATCGGGACACGCTGTCGTACGCACTCTTTATTGTCACCTTGTTCTTTATCATTGTCTGGCCATACTTGTCAATGTACCCTCTTTTCTTGAGTAGGTTGAAGACGACCGGATTGTTTGGTCTCCAGTCTCCATCTCTGGCATGTGCCTTAAACTGCCCAATGTTTTCTAACTTGAGCACCTGTTGGTATGGTTTCACCATAGCACACTCTTCGTCCCTAATCAAAAATTCTCTCAAGTTGAGTCCACTTGGTTGAGGATACCGTACGAAGTACGGCCAGATTAGTTTTTTGTGACAACCGCCTCTTCCCAGTCGGCGGAATACGGAGAGAATCGAGCGAATAGGTCTCTTGTTGTAATGTCGAGACCTTCACCCGGAGATGATGAATGGACGCCTACACAGGTATGGTCACAGGCGATCACCAAAGCTCCTGAATCTCCTGCTACACTGGAAGGCTTGTACAGCCAGAGTGTTAACATGGGCATCGGAACTTTCTCCCCATTCGGCGCTTTGACTGTAATTGTTTGATCAGCCATTGCACCTATTGTTGTGGTTTCGGAACTGGTAGTCGTGTAACCCCCATGTTCCCTTGTCCACGTGCACAGACGCACTCTTTCGTCAGCTTTCGGTGGCCGACACTTGAGTGGTTTTGCGTCTTTGTTGTCTTTCGGCATAGGCCAAATACACACATCACCTTTAACTAAGAAACCACCGTGGGGTTCCCTACTTTTTGGGTGAGGCTGCAATGCCATTCTGATCGAACCTTTCGGCCCGAACATCACGACAGGCGGTGCAATTGCCCACTGTACTCCATGCTTGGCTGTAGCGACGTATGATTTTCCATCTGATAACGTCACAAATCCACCTTTCTGCGTTGTCTTACATTCTGTTGTCTTGTGTTCTGACATGAATTCAACAATACAGGTGTTTGTAGCCAGCTCGGTTTTAAAAGCAGGAGCGCATTTATTCATTGCTTGACCTACTTGAGCTGTGTTGTGCTGGAACATGCATTTTTGTCCATGTTTGCACATTTCGCCCAAATTGCACGGTCGCGGTATTTTCTCATGGTGCAGTGCGCACGGGAGAGGACATTGGTTTGATTGTCCTGTCAATATATCCCTTGCGTAATTCTGGCAAATTTGATGTTTGACGAAGAGTGGTCTTAGAGCTATCATAGATCTCTCTTGCCACGTTTTCGCATTGTTTGCGAATGCCTTCTTCGTCTCTTGACTCAGCTCAGCTTTCGGCTGTTCATTTGACATCTCCTCCGCTCGTTTCAGAATTTTCACTTGCACCTTTGCGTTTTCAACGGCCTTCAGTTTTTGTGCGTGCTTTTTCCCTTTCAAGTGGTCTTCAAGGTTCACAGTTTGTACTAGTAAACCGCAGACTTCGCACAGCACTTCTTCTTTGGCCTCCGCAACGGTTGGTTCAATTGGTTTTTGAATTTCAACCTTGAGTTTTTCAAGTGCTTTGAGTTGTTTGGCATGCTTTTGACCTGCTAAGTGGGCTTCAACCTGACACGTTTGTATGTAGATTCCGCACACCTCACAGGGCACTTCCTTGGCATGATCAGGCTTCTCATTGTTTTGAGCATGGAAAATGTCTTCTCCTTCGCTGCTCTGAGCAAACCCAACATACGAACGTCCTTTTTTGGCCATTCTTCGGCCTGCTGCATTCGTATGGAACTGCCAAGGTGCCAATCCTCTCGACACCTCATCTCCTTCTTCTTCGGAGTCATCAATGATGGGTTCGTCACCAGCCCTTTCAGCTGCTTTTGCTTCGAGCTGTTCCTGGACTTCTTTTTCAAATTCCATCATCTCATACTCCTTTTGTAGATCCCTATCGTGCTGTTCTTGGTCTCTTCCATTCTCAACCCAGCCACGAACATCATGTCGGCGCCCATCAGAGTCAAAGAAGAAAACATGCTGATCTTTTTTAGCTTGTCTTATTCCTTGCTCAATGGCGTTTTGCAACTCCGCCGATCCATATTCGTACTTTCGATTGTTGTACTCAACCAAAGCCCCGATTTCCATAGGATCCGAGACGTATACACCTCCATAGCGTTGGAAAGTGTTTCCGCGTCGATTTGTCAACTTAGAACCGAGACTAGCATGCCTTTGTTTCTTCGAGCTGCGCTTACTGCCTTTTCCTTGTCTAGGTTGGGCTAGCTGCACATAGTGATGGTCCCTCACTATTGCTTCTGTAGCAAACTCAATATTGGCACCAGTTCCAACGGGGAACACTCTTTTTCCTCCGATATCTTTTTCGGAAGTTCTGGAGTTGTCAGTCTGGTCGATGTTTCGTTCTCGATTCTTTTTCGCTCTCGTCTTCGCTTCTGCGGCCTGTTCCTCTGGGGTCTTGCGGTTCCTCAGCAGATACGCAGCTGCGGCAACGAGTGATACTGCCCCCATAGCAACAGGGAGCGGGTTCTCTTCGATTTTCTTGCCTACAGATACTACAGCCTTTGTCCATGTGGTCTTGGCTTCATAACCTGGCAAAATACTCAAAGAAAACATCATTTTTCGCGCAGCAATGGTGTACTGACCAGGCATCGTGTCTGACACATGTCCAATACATTCGTCACAGGGGTAGAGTTCTTTTCTTTTGTGTTTGTACAACAAAGCATTCACTGTCATGTATGGATACCAGTATCCTTCACAGTTTTGTTTGAAAACACTCTCCCCTTTCCATTTTGCGGCTTCCTCTTGTTTTGAGTACCCGATGATGATTCCTGCACGGATCATTCCGTCAACATCATCCCTTTTAAAGTCTAGGACTTTGTGGATTTCGTACTCCCACAATGCTTCTAGTCCATTAGGCGTCATGACTGTCTCCTTTGCTTTGGCGATCAGTTTGGCGTCTCCACTTTTCTCGGGCTCTTTCTTTTCGGCTATAGGGTCCTTGAATGTAACCCTCTTGCCTTCTGATGTCGCCTGAACAGCTTCCACAACCTCTTCAACCAATTGTTTGTCTTTTGGGCATGTTAGAGTTGCATGGTAAGACTTTGTCTTTGGGCATTCGATACCCTTTTCTTTGTCTTCCAAGCATGGTGATTCACTGTTTGGCTTTCCATCATGCAGACACTCCCCAAATAGGTCCATTCCACTGAGACTTTTCATAGTCGAATCAAAGAACTTTCCTGTTAGGAGAGATGCTTGCATCTGGTCCATCAATTTCATCCTGGGTTTTTCAGGCATCACGTTGATGCTCATTGATGTTGCCATACGCGCAAATTGGTACTTACGCGCGGCTCCGTCTGGGAAGTGAAACGATTCTGAAACTTGATCATTTTTCACCTCCAATTTTCGTTCTGGTGGATTGTACGCACCATATAGCATAAAGCCCAATGGCAATGCCATGACTGCAGAGTCAGGTATCATTGAAGAGCCTTTTGCTATCGTGGAAACGGCATTTCCCGCTTGAATCCCCCCCGTAACGAGGTTCATCACCGGTTTCATTTTCTCTTCCACTTGCTTGATTTTGGTGTCTGCCTGAATAATCAAATCTTCCTTGTGATTTTGCACTTCGCTCATGATTACATCTTTCATGAGTTTGGCGCGGTTTTCAAGGTGATCAGTGATTCTCAAGAATCTCTCCTCTGCGTTATCGAAAGTATGATCGCGCATCCGGAAAATCTCATTTCTGCGTTGTCAAATGTCTCATTTCGCAGTTTTGCAAACCCTCGCTGAAGTCTGTCAGTCCATTCCGGGATAAAGTTCGTCAAGAGCCACACAGAAAGCATGACTCCGAAAACAATTATCGTATTGGACCAACCAGCAGGCGCTAATTGAGAGACACCAAGGATAGTACAGCACCACGCCCAGATGAACGGCAGGGGTGGGCCTGGATTTGGTTCAATTCCAACCAATCTTGGAGGAGGGACATCATCATCGTCCTCATCCCCAACCTCATCACTTTCCTCGAACAGATCGTTTGAGTTCTCAGTGCATTGAGGGCATTCGACGAACACACCATATGTTCTTTGGTCGATGCGTGGTTGGTGTAGCTCAGTCCGGCAACTGGACATAGGAGAGAAGTTTCGAACATGGTTCTCAAACATCTCAATCCACT